TAGTCGTGAAACAGTTTGGAATTTTTTCTGCATCCAAAGTGCTGGTCTGTAATTATTGCTACCTTCATTAATTACGAAGTTTAGAATGGACAGCATCTTTGATTTGATTATAATCGCTGTAGTTGGAATCGTCAAGAGTATCTCTTTCAAAGACTTGTTCATATCCAGTCTTCTCGAGAATTTTATTCTTAATCTCCAATTGCTTCTTCTCCTTCTGTATTCTACGTAAGAACGCGTAGTGAATAATTTGTGTGAAATAAGCAAACGGGTTTTGAGACTTTTCAGGGTTGAAATTGTGTATGTATTGTACGCAGTTTTCAATGCCATCTGATATCATATCCTCCTTGAACATGTAGTTGACAAAGTTTGGTTTGAAAGATAAATGAGTAGCAATCTTTAAAAAACATTCACCAATATATCTGGGTATTCTTGGTTTTTCTTTACCTTGAATTTCTGCAATTTCAATATCTTCTCTATGCTTAATAAGAGCTGCAAGAAACTCCTTGTTATTAACATAGTGTTCAGATCTTTTGCGTCTACCCATAACTCTTGCAGGACTCATATCTTTACTCTCTATTATGTAGTTATTATAGCATTCAACACAATAGTTGACAAGTTATAAAAATCCCTATAGAATAACTCTGTCGGGTTTCAAGGGCAGGGATTAGCTATTGTTATAAAGGTTCTCTAAAGACTTCTTTGCTTCTTTAATAGTAGATATATAACCCATTTTTCTATTTAATTTTTTCTCTGGACGATATAAATGATCTTGTTGTTTAGAAAAAGCTTCATGCATAGCAATAGTTTCTAAATCATTAGATTCATTTAAAGTAAGAACATCTTCCAAATTAACAACAAAAATATCATCTTTGCTGGTTTTTAACCAAGGTTCTACTTTATAGGCATATACACTACCACCACTTCTATTTTTAACTTTTTGAATTGTAATAGGAGATTCTAATAATAAGAAAGTTCTATCTTCTTCTTCGCTATATCCTACTAAAGCGAATATTTCTTCACCAGATTTAAATTTTATAGTGGCATAAAAGTCTTCTTGCATCATTTTTTAATTTGAATAGTGATTATTTCATAATTGAAGTTTTCTTCATTGTAAATTTTAATTCTTTCTATGAGATGATTGAGAGTATAATTTTTCTTTGAGTTATAGGTACAATCATCTCCTATATCATAAAGAATAGCTTTTACTTTGTCTTTACCTTTTCTAAGAACCCGTCCAATTGATTGGAGATTACGGACTCTGGACTTTGAGGGACTGGCGAAGATGACGTTGTGCAACCGCTTAATGTTGATCCCAGTACTAAAAGTGCCATAACTGGCAACAATAATTGCATTCTTTTCATTTTCAGTAATCTCCCTAATAAAGTATTGCTCCGTGAGTTTCTACTCTACTGTATAAAATGAGAGTATTGCCTTTTAAATCCAATGCAAGATTAGTAATAAAGTTATTTCTTTGTTCATGAGAAATTAAATATTGAAGTTCATCTTCATAAGTTTCAAACTTCTTAGGTGGATGTTTAAGAACCAGACATTGAATATCTAATTGAGAAAGATGTCCCTGCCTCATTAGTTCTTCAGTTTTAGTTACCTTGTATGATGGTCCAAACAATCCCTCTAAGACCCATTTATGAGTCTGTGTTCCATCTAATGTACCAGTAAAACCAAATCTATACTTAGCATGTTCTAACTTAGTCATAATATTGACTAATGACTTACTCTTGAAAAGATGAGCTTCATCTCCTATAATAACATTATAATCTTTAAAGAATGATTTCTCCATTCTAAATACAGATTGCCATGTAGTAATAGTTACTTCATTAGAATTAGTTACTTCCCTACCAGAATAAATTCTATGACAATGATTTTTAGCATCCCATCCATACTCTATAAAATCCTTATACATCTGTTCTACAAGAGAAGTAGTAGGAACGACTAAAAGAATCTTTTGTCCTTTATGAACATAATATCTTACTAAAGAATAAATCATTAAAGATTTACCTGAAGCAGTAGGACTGACAAGTAATCTTCTATTATGTTTTAAACAATCAGATACTCCTTCTATTTGATAAGGTCTTGGTTTAATCTTTGTAATAGAGTTAATATAATCTTTTACTCCCTCTTTAGATATAGATGAATTTATTTCAAAGGGTGGTCCATAGTATTCGTTATCTTCAAACTTATATGTATATCCATGTCTCTCACAAAATGATACTATCTTATCTAATAAACCTACATATATCTTCTTAGATCTTAAATCAAATAAATGTATCTCACCATTCCAATTCCTTTTTCTATACTGAGGCATGAACTTAGCACCTTCTACCTCAAAGGTAAAATGATCCCTTAACTCATACTCAATATGAGGTTCTGCTTTTATTTTTAAAAATACTTCGTTTGACTTCTGTATAATAACGTTGGTCACTTTAACCCATTATGCTATGGGTATTTAGTATTAATTTCTAGCCCATTTTTTTCTTATATCTGAATTTTTTACAGATGTTGAATAAACTAAATTTGACAAATCATTATCTAAAGGATCATCATTATCATGATCTATCAACATATTTTCCTCCGCCAAATTAATTAATTCTTCTCTTGATAATCGATTCAAATAATCCCTATAAGGTTCCCATGCAGTTTTTACTGCGATATGAAGTTTTATTCTCAATTCTATAAAACCTTTAGCATTTTTCTTTTCTTTATACTTATGACCAGCATCCCAAAATGGTTTTCCCTCTGTTAATATATTAACAGCTAAACATTTTACTGATTTGTCTCCCTGATAATCTTTAGTTGGTTTAAGATATCTTTTTGTTCTATCATTCCAAACTTTAGCACATTTACTCACAAAAAAATGTGGAATTATTATACCATATCTAGGTAAAGGTGCAAATTTTATGTTATCAATAATAATAATATTCATCCTAACCCCGCATTAAATCTCATAAACTCTATTGCATTCTTTATTTGATATGTCCTATTCTGAATTACTTTTAAAATGCTTTCAATGTAAACAAGCATGGTATCATAATAATCAATCTTTAGATTT